TTTGAGGAGGGTTGATGAATACTATAGAACAAGACCTAAGAAGGCTGAATAATATAGCTAATATGTATAATAAAACAAGTGGTGAGATGAAAGAGATGTGGAAACAAAAATGGCATAAACTTGTCAAGAATGTGGCGGGGAGGTTAGATGAGTCTAAGACTACGAGACTTACAACAGATACTAGGTAAATTTACCGATGGTAATAAGGGTACAGCTATCTCTGATTGTTTTATTTATATGGAAAATGATCGTGGTGGTTTGAACGAGATTGGTAAAATAGAATTACAAGAGAGTACAATAATAGGAAAGATTAATAGTTCAGCGGCGTGGCGAGTTGTGTTGAAGAAGGATGTCAAGACAAGCTTGATACAATCAACCAGCTACCGCAAATGATTCCTTCGGGAATGGGGTGGAAGCTAGCGTGGAAGCCCCAATAAATTATGAAAAAAGTAGTAATACAAAGTGATAATATCAGCCCCAAGCAGTGGTCCAATCTTGTATTAGAGTTAAACTTGATGCGTAAAGCGTGGAAGCCGTACGCTAGAATACAGATATTGGGCCGCGGAGTGCGGAAAATCGTAGAAAATGGCACAAAACGATACAAAATTTAGAATGATTCTTAAAAGCATTCTAATGTGCCACGCTATAGTGGAATTTTTGGGCAAATTTTTTTTTCAGTCATTAAAAAAAACTCTTGGCACAGGTGGCACAGAGGCAAAAATAGGCTAGAAGTGTTGGTATTAGCGAATAATAGGTGTGCCACGGCGTTGATTTTTGGTGGCACAGCTTGGCACAAATGGCATATTTACTAGCTTTTTTGCAATTATGCCTTGGCACACTATCCTACTCGGCGCGCGCGACCCTTTTTGTTTTTTTGAAAACTTTTTTGCCCAAATATTCCCCTATAGAGTATATATAGAAATATGAAACGTCCCAAAAAATCTAAATATAAATCTGTAGTTATTAAAAAGAAAAGATATTATTATTATAAAATTACCTGGATTGATCCGACGGGTGATTCCGGGCACGCGACAGCTCACGATTCATTAGGTTTAATTCCATCTAGAATGATAACACACGCGTATTTGTTTGATAAAAATAATAAATATGTTTGGACGTTTGCATCTTATGAAGAAGGTGATGAGTTATTTTCTGATAGAAATGTGTTTCCAAAAGGGTGTATAATTAAAATGGAGAAAATAAGTGAAAAATAAAACCTTGACTAAGAATATGCCTAACGTAAAATGGAATGCGATACCACCAGTACGTGGGCCTAACCCACAAGGAGTAAATAATGCAATACGAACCAGTAATAAACAAATGGTCAGTAGTAAAAAAGTTTCCAAGAAAAATATTTAGTAGATTTATTTCTACTCTGAATTATTATCAGGGCTTGTTAGTTCTTTTGATTCTTTTATCTCTTCTTCTGGCGTAATATTAATTAAAGTTTTGTGATCATCTAAGATCTGTTTCATTTTAGATTCTAATTCTTTTTCTGACATATTATCTAGATTACCAGACAATACTAACTTTTGATCTACATACAAACCACCCGCTTTACCTCTAGCTATCTCTGCATTAATTGCTGCAGACCACGCACCTTTAGCTTGTGCATCATCTCGTAATTTTGCTAGTTCGCTAATGTGTTTTTCAAAATTAATTCCGTATTTTTCTTGTATCTCTGCTCGTAACTCACCAATATATTTTACAACTAAAGGTGCAATCTTAGGATTCCGTAGCTCGCTCGCAGCCTGTCTTGGTCTTGTCTTGTATCCTGCTTCATACGCACACTCACTTGGGCTCTTGCGCCCCTCGTTGTATACCAACAATTCTGCAAATTTAATCTGTCGTTCTGTGAGTTTTTTAGGTAGACCCATAGCTTGTGCTCTTATCGTAATATATCGTATATGTCCAGTTATTTATGTTTTCTATTCCAAATATTTTTGTAATGAAAGTTTATGCTAGTAATATCATCATCACTTGTTTGTAAATGTTCATCATAATCAACTGGACATTTTTCTAACCACGCTTGAAAACTACTTAAAATTTCTTTTTGTTTCCGCTCGTATGCTTGAGCCTTATTCTTACTATCTCGATAGTCGTGTCCTTCATCTCTTTGTGTCATTTTTATACCTCTTCTATTTCTTCTATTGCAAAGTCCCCCGCTGAATTAGACCAATCATTACTTTTGTAATCATAGGCACTTATTTCGCTTGCGATTTTCATTGCCTCTTTTTTATTTTTTGCTTTTATTTCTGTTTCATAAACAGCGTAAATAGTTTCTCCCGCTGTGACTTTGTATGTTTTCATTCGTCCCCCTCTTCATCTGCATATGCTGTTATGTAATCTCCAAGATTCATTTTAACTTCTACCATAGCTTGTGCCTCTGCGTCTTGCTCGTCAGCTGCATCAAATGTTAAATTAAAATTCTTGACCCATTCTTTATCTACTTCTAATGATACTCTATATTTTTTCATATTATCCCTTCTGCTCGCTCGCTTGTTGATTTCTTCCGTCTTTATGTGGAAAATTTTGAAGATATTTTTCGTCCCAAAAATGCACAACTATTCGTCCGTTATTTTTGTGGTATATATCAAAATCAGTATCTTTATTAAAATATTGTTTTAATCTTTTTTCAACTTCAATATATTTTATTGGTCTAGTTATTTTCATATTATCCCTTCTGCTTGCTCGCTCGCTCGCTTGTTAGTTTTTTATATTGATTTTTTATTTTTTTATTTTTTGCCATAGCTTTTGACCTTCTCAACTATTGTATTGGTTGTGTTTAATTTATAACACAATAAACAATCTTTACATTTTTGACCCGTACAATTTTGTTTTTTAACTTCAATATTTTCATAAACGTTGTTAAATGTTTTATCAAAATGTTTAGGCGGTTTTTTAAATATATGGTTAATTTTTGGGTTTGAATAAACTAATATGAAATTTTTAGGCTTTTTGTTTTTATCAAAATACGGCTTAATAATATCAAATCTTTTAGTCCATAATGCAAAATTACAATGTGGATTTTTAATAGCAATATTTATATAATTAATTAAATTAATGGTTGCTTTTTTCTTATCTAAATCTAATTCCCCGTGAGAATTAAATCTAAAAAACGCTTGATTAATTACTGGGAGCGCGTCAGGGTGTAAAATTTTTGATGTTAATAAGTCGCTGTTGCGCTGTAATGCGGGGGCCATATTTTGTCTAAATGTTTTAAGCATTGTCCAACTATAACAATGTGTACAAATATTGTCTGGATCATTTTTTGTATTTTGTTTTTGACAATATTTATTTGTGGCCGTATTTGTAGAAATTGACTGAAAGCCCTCTAATTTACCCGTCATTTTTGAAATATGTATCATTATGTTATATAAGCCGTTTTAATTTTATATTCTGGATATAGTTTTTTTAATTTGTGTTTTGCCTCTAATTCCATCGCATAAGTATCAATTGTAATAATTAAGTCATCATCATCTTGCATATAATAAATATTATCCGTGCAATTTTCTTTATTGGTTATAAATTCTTTTAATTTCATATTAAACAATCTTTACAATAACGCGCGTCATAGGTTGAATACCAATCGGGGCGTATTAATTCCCCGCAATGTCTACAATTAAGAAATATATCCCCTTTTTTTGAATTGTCTTTTTTGGGTCTTTTTGGTTTATCTTTTTTTATATTTATTTCTAATTTTTCTATTGACATATATTCCCATATAATAGTATAACTTCAATATGTCAATACTTAAAAATAAAATAATATGGAGGTATAAAAAGTTATGACTAAATCAACATATCCGACTAAGTATCAGTTGGAGCACTTAAAAAAGCGTATCAATTCCGAAATTGATCCATTAATAGATCAAGCGGAATTGAGCGTCAAATCAATTGTTGCGGATCTAACCGAAACCGCGGAATTGAAACTTGCTAAAAAAATCAAAGCGGATGTTGTTATAAAAGAACTAGAAAGCGCTATTGCTGAACTAGAAATAAAACAACGTAAAGCGATGACATTTTTTGGCAAGATTAATAATAGAGAATTGAAGGAAAATCTAAGTTATAAATTTAGAAAAACCGACAATGACAATTATTACTCACGCGACAGCTACGGGCGGGGAATTCAACCCTCCGATTGTCGAGAACAATTGCGCGATTGGGCCTCACATTTGGCCCAAAAAGAGGCTGAAAAAACACCAGAAGGAAAGAAGGTTAAGGAACTGAAATTGTATAAACAAAGCGCGATCAATTCAGTTTTTGAGTGTGGCGTTCCAGAGCAATTAAACATCGTATTAGAGAAGGTTTTAAGCGGTGTTGGTATTGTATGGAATAAAACTAAGGCGCTTCAAATCGAAAATAAAGGATATAATTAAAATGGAATATCACATAATAAAACGTTTTAAATATACAAGCGGTGATAGTATGTATTCACACATTAGAACCGAAAAAACAATTGAGAAGAGACTATATTTAGAAAAATTAGAAGATCAAAAAAATATATCCTTTGAAATTGTCATAAATATAGACAGCGTTTTCGATTATATAAACGCTAGAGAAGGTAAACAAGCGGATCAAAAACCGCTTGTTTTAACAGAGGAAGTCGCTTAAATATTGACTTCAACGGGTTTCAACGTATAACAATTGTACGTTGAAACCTGAGAAAAAATTATACCAAAAATTTAAAAAAAATACCCCTTTAATTCAACATACACGCTTAGAGACTTATATCAATTTAGGCGTTCCAGATGTACTTTGTTATAATGATTTATGCGGTTTTTTTATGGTTGAGTTGAAATATACTACTACAAATAAAGTCCGATTTTCACCCCATCAAATATTATTCCATAC